GAATCTTTTGGTGAGAGCGTGTCAAGTCAGACGGAATCTCTTGGTGAGGGCGTGTCAAGTCAGACGGAATCTTTTGGTGAGAGCGTGTCAAGTCAGACGGAATCTCTTGGTGAGGGCGTGTCATCACAAACTGAACCTAGTGGTGATGGCGTGTCATCCCAAACAGAATCACATGACAATGATTTTTTAGATAATACCAACTATGAAATAATATCAAGTGACATAAATAGATTGCAATCAGAAAATGGTGCTATGAAAGTAGAGCAATTTTAAACAACATCGCCAGAAGAAATAGATGAAAAAAACTAAATTTAAAAAAGTAATTTATTTTATTTATAAGAGTTAGTGATAAACTGAATGTTATGTCAATGTCAACAAATTTTCTCAAGCAAAAATCGAATGAACGAAGTTTTAATGAAGTGGCTAAGAGTAAATCTCACGTAAATGTGCCAGTTTGGAGAGTAAACAAGACAAGCGAAGTGGATCCAAAACGTAAGTATCGGAATGTTTATTGTGTAAATTGTGGTGAAAAAGGTCATGTTGTACGTAGTTGCAATGGGCCTATAACAAGCTTTGGGATTATAGCTTTTAAGATTGTTTATAACAAGCGTGATGAAATGTATGATAAAAACGTAGACCTTGCAAAAATTGTAGAATCTTCTAGAAGCAACGAAAATGATACTTATCCAAAAATTAAATTTCTAATGATTCAACGAAAAGATACAATGGGTTATATTGATTTGGTTCGTGGAAAGTATCCTGATGACAATGAGGATATGAAATCAAAGCTCCTACATATTTACCTAGAGGAGATGACAAATAGTGAAAAGAGAAATCTCTTGACTTTAAGTTTTGATGAAATTTGGGACAAGCTTTGGATCAATCATGAGTCAAAGACATATAAAAATGAGTACGTGCAAGCAAAATCAAAGTATGAGAGACTTGATTTGCAAAAATTGGTTGCAGCATCAAAAACGTTATACGAGTATTCAGAGCTTGGTTTTGCTAAAGGAAGGCGTAGCTTAAAAGAGTCCAACATAACGTGTGCAGAAAGAGAATTTTTTGAGGAAACAGGATATACCAAGGATTCATATGATTTTATAAAGAATTATAACACTATTCAAGAAGAATTTACGGGTACCAATGGTATTAGGTACAGACATGTATATTATTTGGTGAAAATGAAAGATGACGTTGCGCCTCCTAAAGTAGATCATACAAACATTATACAAACTGGAGAAGTAAAAAACATTGGATGGTTTACGTATGATGAATGTATTAACCTTATTCGTCCATATGATTTGGCAAAAAAGAATGTGATTAGAAAGGTGCATTATGACATACAGTCTATGAACCACAATTATATATGTACAAATTTCTATTACAATCACAAAAGGGGAAATTTTTTGGAAGAATATACTGGGTTGAAAAGTAGGTCAATTTAATATTCTAAGTTTGCTTGCTTGCTTGCTTGCTTGCTCGCTTGCTTGCATGAGTATATAAGTCCTGTACAGTGCAAACATGGGATGTTCAGTAGGTGGGTGGTTATCAAGAAAGAACAGTTTGTCTTCTATACCATTTATAAATACGAACAATGGGAAGATTGGAACAAGAAAGAAAACGAATGGATTCCAAAAAGTAAATGCAACTTTGAGTTCATGTGAGTTGTCATTGTTGTATCCATCTACATCAAATTTCAGACGCAAAATTGGTGTTGTATTTAGAAGAATGTTTGAGTACGACGTGAACATGAGCTCGGAATGTTTTTGGGATCGTGAATGCATATAAACATGAAATTGGCTAAACATTGTCTCGCAATCAAAGAATATAGTTGTTCTCTTCTTGGATTGATGAGGGATTCCTACGGTATTGATTTTGAAAAATGGAGCTCCAATTTTGTGGGTTTTGGATATATGCTCTGGGCAGTGAATGTGATATTTGCCTTTTGAAAGAGGGACATTCGGGTACTTGATGCTAAACTTATATGTATGCATCTGAGAGGATAGCAACTGTTATTACTTTTAACTGTCAAATACTTACAGTTAAAAAAACTGAAAAATTTACAACAAGAGCTTCATAAGAAAACATCTAGTTGGTTATGTAAGAACTACAATAACATAATTATTCCTGATTTTGAAAGCTTAGAAATGAGTCAAAAAAGAGGAAGAAAGATAAAGACAAAGACAGTGAGGCAAATGTCAGTGTTAGGACATAAGCTATTTCTTCAAAGGCTGAAAACCAAGGCAAATGAAACAAATACAAATGTTATCATTGTTAATGAGTCATACACAGTGGGTTATGAAAAACAGAGACATATACAAGCAAAGTATATAAATGTGAGAATTATGGCATAAAGATAAATAGAGACACAAATAGATCTATTAATATCTTCGAGAAACTGTTCCAGAAATAAATTCTGAGAACTGGGCGGATAGAGCCTAACCAGCAAATATGCCTAAGGGCCGTTTGTGTCAAGAGACATTGACAACCTTACCTGAGTGTCAGGGAATGTCAATTGACGAATCTATCGGTTATATGAATATTTGATTGAAATTTTTTTAAGTAGATGTCATTAGTTTAAAATCTATGATAAATTTGTTTATTTATCATATATTGAGACAATGCAGAACAGTTTAGTGTTAGTTGCAATTATTGCATTTATTGCTTGGTACTACTTTGCCAAGTATCAAGAGTCTGAGAAGGAATATAATCGGTTACAAAAGATGTATGTGGATATTTGCAATGAAAACGCGAGGAGCAAAAGCAGAGTTGAAGATTTGCAATCATACAAGAATGATGTATCAAAGACGTTTCAGATTTTGGATAATGAGCTCTTGGTGATAAATGATCATATTAAGAATCAAAACACACAACAATCTTCTATTTATTCAAGACTTCAACCGCAACAAAACAGGGAATCTTCTGAAAGGATATCTATTTTGACACCCGACTTGCTTCAAACACTTTTTAATGGGATGAACCAGGAATCACAGATGAGTGTGGAAACAGATGGAGAGATTCGAGAGCAAGTTACAGAAAATCCGGGTGTAGAGAGTCCTGTAGAACCTGTAGAAAATGGGCAATTGGCAACAGAAAAGTCTGAGCAGCCGACATTGGGGACAATTGACAGCGTGTATAGCAAATATCTTATTAATGAAGAAAATTAGTGAAATAAGGAATTTTTTTTTCTTGTAGTAATTTAAAAGGAATGCCAAAATTTGTTATGTCAGATGGACGTCAGTTTACGGACTGGTCTCCAAGTTGTGAATTAAACAGTAAGCTACAAAAGCAATTTCAAGTGAGCAACTCTCATGATTACAGGTATATTTTGCAAAAGAATGCAAAAGAGGTGATTAAACAGATGGTTCCCACAGAAGAAAAAACTTTATGTCCTGTATGTAAAAAAGCTCTTGAGATATAGTTGAATTATTTTTTATTGCCTAATATTAATAGATTTTAGATGATTTATACGCTATTAATATTAGCATTTGTTCTCCTCGTGTACTTTTTCTTTGTCGTAAAGAGTGACATAGCTTATGCAGAGTCAAAAGTAGATCAAAATGTATACATGATAAGAAGAGGCGGTCTTAAATCTAAGGAGTACATACAGGAATCTGCAGACATGCTTGGTGAAATTAACCTGCGAGTAACTAGGTTGATTGATCATATATATTCAAATTACGGCACAGACAGTGACAAGAAGTATTTTATAGATATGCTCAAGTATAACTACAAGCCTAGTATATTATCAGAAGCAGCTATTGACTCAAGATATACAACATATACAATTAACAAACGAGATATGCATGTGTGCTTGAGAACAAGGGACAAACAGGAGAAACTATACGATGTGAACTTATTAATGTACGTTGTTTTGCATGAATTAGCTCACTTGTGCAACTATGATAGACAACAGAATCCAATACAAGGCCATGGACCGGAATTTAAGCAAATTTTCAAGTTTCTTGTTACGCAGGCTATGGAGATTGGGATCTACAAGTATACAGATTACTCGCAATCGCCAGTGGAATATTGTAATATTGTCATAAGCTCTCAAATAGTTTAGTATAATAAAATTGAAATGTTTGTTTGACTTGATATGTAATAATATGGTTGCGACAGGAAAAGACTTGGTAAACACTTTACATAAATATTACGGGGAAGACCTTGGGAGCACATCTTCTGACGAAAGTCAAGTACAAAAGATGGTCAAAGTTATTGAAAAAAAACATGCACCTGATAATGGACTACAGGATACTACTGTATGCCAAGTATGTTGTGGCAAAAACGAGAAGAGGGACAATTTTATCATTTTGTCATGTAATCACGTGTTTCACATTTCATGCCTAGCGGAATCTACCATGAATGAAAATAGAAAGTTTCAGATGATTGAAGACGAATTTTTTAATTCGTGTCATTGCTTGCATTGTGATAAGCTTATGCTAACAGAGGAGTTGGTTTTTTTATATAGTAAGTTCTACAATGGTACAAAACAAAGAATGGATTATCACGAAGAATCAATTGAGAAATTGGAGACAAAAATGAAGCAATTGAAAGAAGAGCTTAGAGCATGTTACGAATACAAATACAAGCTTGAGAGAGAACGAGACAAGTCTAAACAGTATGTAGCAATGCTAATGACAATGATGTAGTTTATTTTCTAAACAATTGAAAGCGTCTTCGAGGTTTTGATGAAGGCGGAGGCTGTAAGAGGGTTGCGTTTGAATTCAAGTATTCAATATACGTTAAGAAGTTCTGCAAAATGCGTCTTTGCTTCAAAACAACAGATTTTATTGATTGCTTCAAGTCAGATACCTTTGCGTTGTCAACATATGTGTACATAGTTTTTGTTTCGGTTTCAGAAGTTTTGTTTTGTAGTTTCACGTATGATTCACTCATTTTTGTATACTCGTCATAGTTTTGTAAAGTTTCCTCTATGTACTTTTGCTTGTAAGACAAGTAATGCTCTTGAGAATTAATCAAATGATTATTGTTCTCCAATAGCTTGTTATCAAAGTCTATATTGATAAATTCCTCCTTAAAATCTACTTCCATTGACTTATTACTAGAAAAAATATATGGAATAACAACACATTGTTTAGTTCATTATAACTCGTACACACTCTAAAATATTATTAGTAGATTTATAACATTCTAGAGCTCTCTTTATTTTTTCAGAATGGTATAGCTTGTACCCAGATACAATCATAGCAATGATAGTAATGGTCCATATAATACGAGACCATTTGGTCTCTGATATGTTATAAAGTGGTGAGACAAATTTGTGAGAAAAACTTTGAGTATAATCTACACCTCTGAGTTTGGATTCCATGATACTGAGTGCACACGTGTCATTGTTGTATATCCAGTGCACAATCAATGTGATACATAGAGTGACATGTAATCCAAGGATATATGGTATTTGCGAGAATGGAGCAATGAGCACAAATAGTATGATAAGAATATGGAAAGCAGATATACAATCTGCCAAAATATTATTATAACCGTTCATTCTCTCTATTTTTAATGATATTACAGTATAATTAGAAAAAATATTATGATAAATCTAATAGTTGACTATCGTGAAAGGGCATTTATTGGGAGGTTATCAAACTACATTACTATAACAAATGAAGTTGATACTCAGATAACTATTGATGGAGTGGAATTTGTATTTCGAGTTACTAATCTCCAGGTCGGAGACTTTGTTATAGAGGATTGCAAGGATTGCAAGTTAGTTATAGAGAGAAAGACATACGGGGATTTAAGCTCGAGCATAACTGATGGAAGGTTTAGACAGCAGAAAGAGAGGTTAGAGGAATCTATCGGAGATGTGTCAAAGATAGTTTTTGTGATAGAGGGAGATCGAAAGGGAAAGCGTACTTTGCCTGGTACAACAATATCAAGCGCTATTATAAACATGGTATTCAAGCATGGCTACAAAGTATTGTGCACTGAAAATGAGGAGGATACATTTTCAAGCATAATGTTATTAATAAAAAAATTGCATCTAGAAGAATTTGACAAAGGAGTACAACCTGTTGCTCCGGTCAAGCTGGTAAGCCGAGGTAGTAAAATTACGGATAATTTGATGGCGATTCAATTAAGTGCGATTCCTGGGGTGTCCTTCCAAACTGCAATGTGCATTGCAAAATATTATCCCACTATGAAGGAACTTGTTACGGCATATAATAAGTGCGATGAAGAAATAGGAGGTAATTTACTACGAGACATCATAATAAATGAGAAAAGAAAAATCGGGACAGCATTGTCTAAGAAGATACACAGAGCATGTTGTGGAACGAGCAGCAATTAATAACTGTCTTATTCTTAAAAAAATAATATTGTTTCACATCATGGATGAGTTAGATAAATTAAGATACAAAATAAATGAACTTGTGGATGCCATTTTTTTTATGAAACTCCAGTACTGCATTTCTGAAACTCGAAATCAGTATCAGTTGTTTCAGCTTGCGAATTTGAGACGTGAGCTCAGATCTCTTATGAGATTATGGAATAGTTTAGCGTAAAACTCTTTTATTTTCAACTAAAAACTTTTCAATCAAGTTTGCAAGTTGATCTTTTTCATATTCGGTAATAGGAATGGTGGATTTAACAGTTATTCCTAAATATTTGGCAATTTCTACAAGTTCTTGTTTATCAAAACTCTTGGCATTTTTCCCAGATTTTTGCGTTCTAAAGTCATTTCCATCTTTTGGATCTATGTTTCTGCTGTCGACAATCCTAAATGTGCCATCGTGTTTGCCAATAGAATTCTTTTGAGTACCACGTTGTCTATAAGTTCCGTATATCTTATTCGAACGGATTATATTTTGGTTGTATTCGATGTCTTCCGAAGACAAAGTAACTTTGGATTCAGTTGTTCTTTTTGGTTTATTATTTTTCTCTTTATTATAGCCTAATTTTAATTTCATATATTCGTTCAGGTTATATTTGGACACGTCTTTGGTAAAATCTAATACTTTAGTATATATGGAAGATTGAATGTCGATATCGGAGCTGTTAAAGATATACAAGTCACCCACATTAATTAGAAATCCGTCTCTATTGTACATGTCAACGAAAAGTGTTTTGTTTTTAATGACATGTCCTAGTGTTGTATAAATGGCTTCACGTGATATTATACTAGAGTGTTTTCCAACTTCATCGACAATGTCTGCAAGTTTCCAAACAAAGCTAATTTGGAAGAGACTTCTAAGCGTTCCTAGAACAAATTGAATATCGTACTTGTCAAAGAATTCAATGTTCAAGTTGTAGGTTGTCTTATCTATAACCCCTGACATGTCAGGTTGGATGGCACATGTCGACTCGCATTTTTCGTAATCACATTCTGGCATATAATCATATGTCGAGTCTTTGTGATTTCTATCTTGCATGAGCATGCAATCAAAACTAACCTCTTTTAGGAGTCTTTCAACAGATTTGTTGGCGCGGTCTTTTTCCTCTGCCAAAACGTATTTTTCTCTATCAATAAAGAATTTGTGTAGACTATCATTGGGTATACTTTGGAAGGAGGTATCTTTAGGATAATATACGGAGACATACTTGAATATTTGGACGTTTCGTTGATCTTCTTCAAGATTATGATGAGAATAATTCCTTACAGCTCTTCCTATGATCTGATTTGTCCTGCTCATGTTCCAGCTTGGTTCAAGAATATGGACTTGTCTTACGTTTTTAAGAGTTACACCTTCGGAAATGATGGGGGACCCAACAATTATTTTGATGATCTTGCCGTCCTTGTTCTCGGGGCTGTTAAACAATCTACGGTAACGTTCTCTTGTTTCAACGTTATTGCTTTCGTCGTACATAACAAAAGCGTTACCTTCTACATTACCGTTGGGTCTAAACTCCTTATATCCATTATTCAACAACACTTGGCGAAGTAATGACGTACCTCCGTTTGCAACATAATTAGAATATACAAAAGCTGTTCCGGGGCATTGTTCGAGGTTATTAATTAGCTTGAAAATTTTGTTAGAGAATCGTTTTAAATCTCCGTTCACTTTAAGTAAACTTCGATATTCTTGTTTTATTCTACATGATTTGCTATTGGGATTGTCAAAAACTGTTGCAAATCCCTCTTTACCAAACTTGTTATCCGGATAACTCATTGTGGATGCATCACTGCTATTTTTGTACAATGAGCTTGTTTTGGAAACTGAATTCGTTTCTTGAATATTTTCAGATGCTTCCAAATTTTGAATAGCTAAAGAAATATCGTATTTTGAGTCACTCTTGATGTCGTGTTGAAGAGCGTTCAAGTATGTCAGATACTGTGTTTTAGACATTTGACAATATACAACATTTAGAGTTCCCACTCTGTTAGGAATCAATTCGTTTCCTCTTTCTGACTTTTTGGGGTACGTTTCTGAGTTGGCTTGTACAAAACTAACTTTGCCTAGCAAGCACTTTTTTAGCTCTATTTTTCCTTGTGCGGTGACTTGCAAGACCCCGCCCTTTAGAGCATTAGAGTTGATCATAGGAGAGTTGTATCTAGTAATAAGTGGTTCAGTATTAGTATTGTTAAGGAGGTCTTTGCGTATTGGGAGTTGTAACGAGTGATTGTTAACATTGAGTAGGTTTGATATTTCAAATATTTCCCTAACATTGTCATACATAGGCGTGGCTGTGAGTAAAATTAGTCGGAAATTATAAGATTTTGAAAGAACGTAATGAAGTGCAGTATACACATCGTTGTTTGTGACGTTGTGAGCTTCATCTACAATAATTACGGTGTTGTTCAAATTTTTTATCTCATCTTTAGGTCGTTTTCTCTTTGCATTACCGCCATCACGTTTTACCCGAGACGTTTTTTGCCCAAACTCGTCTTTCTCGTATTCTTTAGCTCCTAAAACTTGATTTACAAAGGTACCATAAGTGAAAAATTGATAAGATTGGTTTATGCTTTTATGAACTCGATTTGATAGTTCTCTCTTATTTTGTATACGCAGTCTTCGTTGCACTTCAGTTTCGTTTGCAACCGACTTGTCAAAGTATATATCTCTTTCTTCATTTGTGACATATTCATTGTCCGTGCATCGTGACAACAATTCATTAACGAAATTTTTTTGTATGTTCTTGTTTTTAACAAGAACAACTATTTTATTGCCAATATTATTCACATATTCCTTAAACCCTTCCGCAATTGATATACTGGTGCATGTCTTGCCTACGCCTAATCCATGATAAAGTAGTATGTTTTCGTATATTGTAGGTTTGGATATGTAATTTCTTAGCAGCATTTGGTGCGGTTCTTGATACACAAATGTTTTTTTCGGCTTAGAATTGCTCAAAAATTCATGTTTGAGCAGTGTGTCCGAAAAATTGTCATCTGAATAATCTAAATAACTCATACTATAAAATACTAAGAAATAAAAATCGAGGAACGTTATACAAAATTATTATAAGGAACTGTTTGGATAGGCACTTGATAGTAGCTCACTGGAAGAGATATTCTCTGACACAATTCCTGATTGGGGTTGGGGTGCAACCTGCTTTTTATAAATGAACAAGTAGTAAGAACTGTACAACACAAATGGAACAAAAGATATGTATATCAAATTACTTCGCCTATTCGCGTTCTGTGGCATTGAGATGCTGTGTTTATAATACCGTAACATGACATAGAAGAGGATTGTGCACACGAGAACAAATACATTAAAGTTATTGATATCTATCATCTTGTATATAGCAGGAAATTTAATTTTGATTTTTCACGTATCTTTCGTTTAATAATAATATTTTGGTAAGATATAGTACTCTCTTGATGAATTATAGTGATCTTATCAAGACAAAACAAATTCGGCAAGATATACTAACAGGTGTCCTTGTTAGCTACTGTCGAAAGTATATTGCAAAGAGATTCTCCTCTTTAGACTTAGAAGAGAATGGATCTAACCGAGTTTTGAGATCCTTCCAAAAGGACCTTACATATATAGCCGCATGGAGTGATTCTCGAGTAGATAGAGAATACGAAAAATTTTGCAAGTGGTGTCTTCGCAAGAAAGGAATAACCGAAAGGGAATTGTTTGACACTTTTGCAGAGATTATAAGCTTATCCATTCAAATTCTTGCGAATAGGGAAATTGATGTAAAATTGTCTGTTAAGGACTTGTTTTTTAAATCAATGAAGAGGATTGCTAGGCATTACTACGAAAATCCAAGTTTGGTTACGTCAAACTACCGTGATCAGGATGGGGCTTTAACAAGGCTAGTTGAAACATTGATTCACACCTTTGTTCCTCTTCAAGACGTTATTGAATTTATTAAGCGAAATGAGGATCATGATTCTCGCGTATCATATGACTTTAATAAGTCGGAGAGAACAACAGATACAAAAGACAAAGTAGAATTGATTGTAGAGAAACAAAAAAACAGCTCTGATGGTCGTGGCCTTAGGTACATAGGCTCTGAAGAAATTTATAAGGAGTATTACCACTCACAAGAAGAGGAGGTTCCGGCAGGCACCAATGCGAGTGAAGAAAAACAAATCAACTTGAAAATTTCGAAAAGACCGTTTGTTAAGAAGTAGCTCGTATACTATGAAAAAATAATTTAGATGATATTTTTAGTAATGCTTTTCACTACTAAAAGTAAATTTCGAATAGAAAAGTCTTTGTTTCGGCACGAAATATCAAATCCTGTCAGCATAGGTTATATTAACCGCGGAGTACAGCAAACGGGATGCTACATGATTTTGATAAAATCAATTGAGGACGGTGGGCCAAATGGAATATATAGTCTTAGTAGGTCAAATAAAAAGATGAATGGAACCGTCGCTAAACTAGCTTGTTCTAATGGTATTTCGGGAGATTCAATAGACATAGAATGGCATCCAGAGTGTTTTCCGCATGTTATACTTCAATATTGCAACAATGATGCAGAGAGTGAAAAGATGAAATTCCAATTTAAAATAAAGGTAATATAAATAAAGGTTAGCAACTGTTATTACTTTTAACTGTCACACACTGACATTTAAAAAAACTGAAAATAAACCTATTTAAAAGGTATGAAACGACACATCTTATGAATGGAGAAGAATTTGTTAAGCTT